CAGGGCATAATATCAGTGCTCCTGTGGGAGGAACTGCTTCTGCAACTGTTGCTTTCAATTCAGCAGTCAATTTAACATTAAGTTCAGCTCCTGCTACAACATCAGAAGTAATAGCCGGGGCATCCGACGATACAGGCGCTGGTGCAGCTAATATTACAACAGGTACTGGTTGGACACAGCAGAATCATGTTAGTGATACTGCGAATACTGATACTCAATCTCAGACGAGAACGAGTTCAACCTCTACAAACGTATTATGGAACAGTAATGCCGCGGGCACCAATGGGTGTGCCGTTGCAATAGAAATTGTAGTTGCTGCTTCTACATCTAATCCTTTTGTGTCTAATATCTCGGATCTCCCACCCAGGGGATTTGTCTATTCCGAATGGCAGAAATGGTCTGAACCCGGAAACACACAGCTTCCTTTTAGAGATCTAACAAAGCCTTCTGCTAAACCTGATTTTCCAAATCCTTTGCCAATTGCTTGGTATCGTAGTTTTGAAACAAAAGGGAATGCATTAACATTTGTTCCGCATAATCCTTTCTTTCAGACAGATTGGCCTGTTCCTCAGAGAGTTACTTGGTATCAAAGTTGGACTAAAAGCTTTAATCTAACTAATCCATTTAGACAGTTAGATTGGCCGATACCTAAAACTTATAAGCCTATCGATCAATTCTGGTCTCAAAGCTTAACAATCCTCTATCAATCCGAGACATTTCCCTTTGTACAGAGTGATTATCCAAATCCACAGCGAATAACTTGGTATCGAGATTGGTCTCAGAATCTACAAGAAACAACCTTAGTTCCTTCGTTTCAGGCACCATTCAATCAAACAGATTGGCCTTTACCACGAACATATCAACCCATACAACAATTTTGGGCAGAAGCAGGTAATGTACAATTACCATTCCCCACGCCATTCTTTCAGAATGTGGACTTTCCACTTCCTGTGGTCAGTCAACCAATCGATCAGACATGGTTACAAAATCTTCTACCTTTCTTCCAATCAAACACTTTTCCGTTCTCTCAAACGGATTGGGAGAATCCTCTCCCAGTTTACTGGTTTAGGGATTATAATCAAAATCTAGCTCCATATTTACCCGTTGGTGAAAAACCTTTTAGTCAAACGGATTGGCCTCTTACTAAGGCTCTACAGCCTATAGATCAATCATTTTGGCAAGCTTTGGTTCTAAACTTACCAGAACCTCCACCTCCTGTGGAACAAGGTTTTGCAGGGCATCAGTGGACAGAAGCAGACGTGAAACGTGCTGCTGCTACATGGTTAGGACTTATGGGAGCATATAAGCGATGGCGGTAGATACCAGCGCGCTACAACTCAAAACTAAATCTATGCCAGCGCGCTATACCATTAAGTACAACGATATGCCAGCGCGCTATAATTGGGGTCTTATCCTCGGTTATGCAAGTGCCAAAAAGGCAGGAAAAGCACGTATGAATTCAATGACAACAGAAGAAAAAACACAGTTCCAGTCTAATGCTGCTAAAGCAAGATGGAATAAACAAAAAGGAAATACAAATGCAATCAGCTAAAGATAAAATCGTTGCCCATCGTGGTAGCACTACAGATGTCAATATTCTACTGACACCAGAAGAAGTTGAACATCTTCATAATCTTTTACATCCAACAGTTAAGGCAGTGAAGTAAATATGGATTACGCAGTACACAACGTTCCTTCATATCAACATATGCAAGGATCTGCGTCGCCCGCACATATGGGTTCCAAATCACATACATCTTCCACTAGTGGTCCAATCACGCCGTCAGGCCATGGATTGGGCGGAGGTGGTGCTGTGACCAAGGATCCAGGTGGATCGACACGCGGAAAGATCGGTTCTGGTGCTGGAAAAATGGGTATGGATTAATGGCCGACATATTTACAAATATGTTCGGAACGCCTGAAAAACACAGGCCTTTACCATCACTTCCTCCTAAAATGCCTGAATATCCCAGCGGAAAGAATGCTGAACATGATTTCAGGATAGCTCCTGAATTTCCTTCACAGGGTTCAGCTCAACCAGCTCATCAAGGATCTCAATCTTCAGCTCCTAGTCAAGATGATAATCAATATTCGGATACAAAATGAAGAAAAGAACTAAAGCAAGTCACATTCACTCTTCTTTCCCGCAAGAAGGAACAGTTCAACCAAATTATATGGGTTCTCAGAGTCAGACTCCCAATTTGGATCAACAGTTAATGGGGCCAGCAGCTCCACAACTTCCTGTTGATTCTGCAACCAATATGACTCCTCAAGGAGAATACTAATGGCTTATCTTGGAAATAGATCACTTCCCAAGCCTAAATTCACGTACAAAGACAACCGCGGTAACGAATACTGTGTTTCCACCGAAACGGGAGATCAAAATCGTCCTTCCATGGAAAGTCTCATGTATTCGGTTCAGGATGGTGGAGATCACACAAATTGTAAAGAACGGGAACTTGGTGCTCCCACATCATGGCCTGCTGAACAGAAAATTTAATGTCTTTTTCAGATATGAGCAGTATAATTGATCTTGGAGGTCAAAATATATACTGTAACAGTTTAAGAGTCGGAGTTCCTAAATCTGAACAAGTAGGTCCTTTTAATGCGTCTACCATAGGAAACAATGTAAGTAGCAGTTTACCGACTACAATAAATGTAAAATCATTAGGTGTTGTAGGTGATGGTGTAACAGATGATTTACCAGCCATTAACGCAGCAATCAATACAGTGTCTGCAGTTGGCGGAGGTACGTTATATTTTCCAGCCGGAACTTATTTAAGTGCATCTGGTTCAATAAAACCAGCATCTAATACTTTTCTTCAAGGAGCTGGTATAGATTCAACGATTATTTCGAATAATGTTCCGACATTTCCTGATGATCAAACCATTTCAATCTATGGAACTATGACTGGAGCTAATACAGGTTGGCCTGGTTCAAATACCATTTATTCAATTAATGCTCCAACAATGGGAAGTAACACTGTTACAACAACGGTTGCATCTAACGCAAGCAATTTCCCTAATGGCACAATAATTTTTATTTCGGGAGACTTGCATGGTACGTCATTTTGGTATCCAGGATGGCACACCACTGTTTTATCTTCGAATCCTGGAACAGGTGTTATCACTCTTTCTGAAACATTACCATTCGGTGGAAATCAGATAACGACAGTACAAAAAATTCTTAGTTTAAAGCAAAATATTACAATACGCGATATGACTATTGTAGCAGGAAAGGCTTCGGCTATCGGTTGTTTTGTCGCTAAGAATATTTTAGTTGAAAATGTTAAGGTCATACCAGGTATTTTTGGCGTTGCATTCGGTCCATCTGTAGCTCTTGGCGTTTGTCGTAACAGTATGTTTCGTAATTGTCGTCTGGAGCAAGGAGTTGGTCCTATTGACGTATTTGTAGCCTCCGATACTTATGTCGAGGGATGTCATCTCACTAATGGAACAATTGTTGTTGACGGAGGGTCTTTTGATTGTGGAGTTATTAACAACTATATAAAAGATCCTATGCAAAGCGGTTTAGGTGCAAATGCTATTACGTTAGCATCTTATGATGCTCGTTGTAAAGTTATTGGTAATTCAATTACAGGTGTTCCTGCGAATGTCCAAGGTATAAATATTCCTGGTACTCCAGTTAGTGGGGAAGGAAGCCATATCATTATGGGTAACACAATCACAACAGTAGACACGTCGACTACTTTTGGTATTACGTGTAATAATATAAGTAACAATACAATAGTTGGAAATTATATCAATAACGCGGGTTTCGGTATAGCACTTGCCAGTAGTGCTACTAATAATTTAATTGACTCGAATATGATTATCAATACTACGACCCCTTATTTCATTGACTCTACTTCTTCTGTTCGTCAGCCGTTCGTTACTGGTCCGTATACTATATCGAGTTTACCCACGGCTAATGTTGGTATTTCTGGTGCACGGGCTACAGTGACCAACGGTGTTGCTTCTCCGACTTATCAAGGAGTAGTCAGTACTACAGGAACTACAGTTCAACCGGTATTTTGTAACGGTGTAAATTGGATTTATGATTAAATGCCTGAAGGATATTTAAAACTTAAACGTAAATACGGCAACCCTAAGGCTGCTAAAATTTGGAATAGTAAACATAAAGGCAGCCAAGCTGTCGGAAGAGGAAAATAATGGCAGACACAATACCAGCTGGTTCAGTACCGATATCAGCAACTGTTTCTGGAACTACAGGAGCGATTAACACATCTTTAGGCACTGCAAATGTTGGAAGAACTATATATGTAACAGGATTTACTTATCAAGCCACAGGAGCTACAGCGGCTACAACAGTAACCATACAGTTAGCATATGTACCTGCTTCAGGTAGTGCGATTATAATTGGGCAATGGACTTATCCAATTGGTGCAGGAGCGGGTTCAGTACAAGTTCCACTGGACATCAATTTAATTCCTCCTATGCAAGCAAGTCAATCTATTACGGGTTTGCTGAATAGTTCAGCCACTGTTGGTTCTGTTTCAATAGGCGTTGGTGCAGCAGGAGCAGGTGCTACATTCGCTGGATTAAATATTTGGGGTTACATGCTTTGAGACAATCAATACCAGAATGGCGTTATCGTAAGACGACACCTCTCAAAGTGTACCCACCGACTTGGTATTACGGTGTACATAAATGATTGAGTGGTTTGATCAATACGCTATGCTCATAGCGGCTATTACAGGTTCTATTGCTGCTTTTTCAGCATTAGCTGGATGGACATGTACGATGGTTATGGATCATAGAAATGAGAAACGTTTAAAGGATGTACATGACCGAATTGAAGAGAAAGCTCGGGAGACCCAAAGGCTCCTTGAACAAAAGAACTAAAGATAGAATTGAGAAGGTTGAACAGATTCAACGTGTTTCCAAACTTAAAGAAGCACGTGAACAACACAGAATCGAAGCAGAAAGTAGGTTTGAACGTTTCATTGAAATCATTCAACCTCGTAGAGTTTTAGGAAATATTCATAGAGAAGTGATATCCTGGTGGACACGACAAGATGCTTTAACACATCAGCTCATTCTTTTACCTAGAGATCACATGAAATCAGCTCTTGTAGTTCTCAGAGCTGCATGGGAGATCACTCGTAATCCCGCCATTAGAATTCTACTCATATCTGCAACATCCAATCTAGCAACTAAACAATTAAAAGCTCTCAAAGATATTCTCACTTGTGACCAATATAGGCTACTTTGGCCTGATATGGTCTTTCCAGAGGAAGCTCGTAGAGAGAAATGGACAGAAAGGGAAATATCAGTTGACCATACAAAAAGACGAGAAGAATACATCAGAGAACCTACCGTCTTCACCGCAGGACTTACAACCAACATCGTCGGGCTTCATTGCGACATCGCCATCCTCGATGACGTCGTCGTCGAAGACAACGCCTACACTCAAGAAGGAAGAGACAGAGTTGCCAGTCAATACGGTTACTTATCCTCCGTGGAAGGTGTCGGAGCACGAGAATGGGTCGTAGGTACTAGGTACCACCCCAGCGATTTGTATTCTCGACTTATCGAAATGGAAGTAGAAGAATACGATGAAATCGGAGATCTCGTTAATAAACGTTCTCTATTCGAAGTTAAACAACATGAAGTAGAATCGATGGGAGATGGAACTGGTGAATTCCTCTGGCCCCGTCAGCAACGTTCAGATGGAGCTTGGTTTGGTTTCGATGCAAAGATCTTAGCCATCAAGAAGGCTCAGTATCTCAATAAAACACACTTTAGAGCTCAGTATTACAATGATCCTCGAGATGCAGAGTCAGCTCCAATCAAGAGAGAACAGTTTCAATATTATGATCAGAACTTCCTACATTGTAAGGAAGGTAAATGGTATTACAAGAACAACCGTTTAAACATATTTGCAGCTGTGGATTTCGCTTATACCATCGGAAAGAAATCAGATTACAGCGCTATTGTAACAGTAGGTTGCGACAGTTTCAACAATTATTACATCCTTGAGATAGATCGCTTCAAGACTGACAAACATTCAGAATATTACAAGAGAATACTCAAGTTATATGAAAAATGGGGCTTTAGGAAGATCCGCGCAGAAGTATCAGGCGCTCAAATATCCATCGTTAATGATCTGAAGAACAATTATATACGTCCCAATGGTTTGTCTTTGTCTGTAGACGAGTATCGTCCTTCTCGCTTAGAAGGGGCTAAGGAAGAACGTATAGCAGCTGTATTAGAACCTAGATATGATAATGGGCAAATATGGCATTATCCTAGTGGTAATTGTCAAATTTTAGAAGAGGAACTCGTGGTGATGAACCCTCCTCACGATGACGTGAAAGATGCACTTGCTGCTGTAATATCTATGGCTGTACCTCCTACTAGTTTCTTCTCATATGCAAGAACTTTAAACACAGACTTTAGTTTTCACCAGAAATTTGGAGGTGTTCTTTGAACCTGACTGCTCCCAACGGTAGCAAAATAACCGTAGACGAAAAGAAGATCTTAGAATTCGGTCCCCATATCGCTGGTGGATCATTTATAAAAGTAGGTAGCCAACGATATTTGGTGAAGGAGTCTGTTGAAGATATATTAAATGACCGGAAAAACGCTAGAACTACATAATGTCCTTACACCGGATATGCTTGCTACTCGAATCACTGAAAGGTGGATCGAATGGGATACACTCCGTAATGTCAAGAAAATCGATTGGGAAGAGATCCGTCGCTACGTCTATGCGACAGATACGACACAAACAACGAATGCGCAGCTCCCGTGGAAGAATAAGACGACTGTCCCGAAACTTTGCCAGATAAGAGATAATCTCTTCAGCAATTATACAGCTACAAGCTTTCCCAAGCGTAAGTGGCTCATATGGGAAGCAGACGAAAAAGACTCAAATTCAGTACAAAAGCGTGATGCAATCACCAACTATATGAGTTGGGCGATCAATCAGAAGGCTTTCAAAACAGAAATATATAAAATCATCTTAGACTATATCGACTTCGGAAATTGCTTTGCGACTGTTGAATGGATTGACAATAGAGTGGCTCAATTAGGAAAAACTCAAGCAGGCTACGTAGGCCCAGCTATTAGACGTATTAGCCCACTAGACATTGTAATGAATCCCACGGCAGAGAACTTCGAGTCTTCTCCTAAGATGATCCGTTCAATCATATCTCTGGGTGAACTTAGAGATTATCTACAAAGAATGTCCACCGATGAGAATCGCGTGGCAATGGAACAATTATATGAATACTTACGTAACATACGATTCCACGCTAGAACGTTTCAGGGTGACTGGCAACAGCGCGATCGTCTATACTCCATGGACGGTTTCACATCGTTTAGAGCCTACCTCCTCTCCGATTTTGTGGAAGTTCTCACTTTCTACGGAGACTGGTACGACGTCATAAACGATCACTTCGAAAAGAATCGAGTGATCACTGTCGTCGATAGACACAAGCTCATTGAAAATAGACCTAACGCTTCTTATTTCGCGAAGCCTCCAATATACCATGTTCCTTGGAGAAAGAAACAAGAAAATCTCTGGGGCATGGGTCCCTTAGACAATCTAATCGGTATGCAATATCGGATGGATCATGTCGAAAACATGAAAGCAGACGTATTTGACCTTGTCACTTACCCAGTACAGAAGATTAAAGGTTTCGTCGAAGAGTATATTTGGAGACCAGGCGAGAAGATCTTCACAGGTGAGGAAGGCGATGTGGAGATGGTCGTTCCGGACGTCCAGGCTCTCAACGCTAATATGGAAGTACAAAATCTGGAACGCCTTATGGAAGAAATGGCAGGTGCGCCAAGGGAGGCCATGGGCTTTAGGACTCCTGGAGAGAAAACCAAGTACGAAGTACAGCGACTTGAGAATGCAGCTGCACGACTCTTTCAAAATAAAATCTCACAATTTGAAGAGGAAATGATTGAGCCTCTCTTGAACGCCATGTTGGAATTGGCAAGGCGCAATATGACCGGCGTAAATGCCATACGCATATTTGACGACCAACTCAAGATCGCTACATTCCAAGAATTAACGGTTGAGGACATCACAGGAATTGGCCGTATTAAACCCGTAGCCGCTCGTCATTTCGCTGAGCAAGCAGAATTAGTTCAGAATCTCACAAGTCTGACAGGATCCAACCTATGGCCTACAGTGCAACCGCACTTCTCAGGCGTACGTATGGCACAGGTTCTTGAACAGGTTTTTGACATCGCTGACTATCAGATTGTTATGCCCAACGTGGCAATTGCAGAACAATTCGATGCTCAGAAGTTCTCTCATGCTCTTGAAGAACAAATGCATCAATCCACTATGACCGCTAGTGGTCAAGGAAGTGATTTTGATTTGAATGGACCAGATACCAAACCGGAACACACTCCGATGAATCTTCAGAGACAACCACCCGCTAACGCGACCCCGTCGGGAACATTAGGAACAACGTGAAAACCGAAGCATTAACAATACAAAAGAAACTAATAAGCAATGAAGCATTAAACTATGAAGATCGAACCTTTTTGATCGGGTTTATATACTTCGCATTAGAACTCCAAGAGTTTATTAAAGAAAGGAAACTATGACCGATAGTTTATTGGGACAGACAGAGTACCCAGACAGAGACTTTCACGCCGAGCTAGTTGGCGATGGAAAGAAGTTTAAAGACGATAAAGAACTAGCAAAAGGAAAATGGTACGCAGACGAGATGCTCAAAACAAATAACGCGAAAATGGACCAAATGCGCGAAGAGCTCCTCCGACTGCAAGAAGAAAACACAGCTAGTAAAAAGTTGAATGAAATGCTCGACCAATGGCAGAATCGTTCACAGTTACCTCCTGAAACACAAACCCTTATTCAGGACAAGTCTCCTAGTTTAGATACAAATCAAATTAAGAGTTTATTTGACAATTTTGCTCAAGAACGAGAACAAACTCGCAAGCAAACTGATAATCTTAATTATGTCAAAAATAAACTCACAGAACAGTATGGGCGTGATTATAACACAGCTCTAACTCAGCAAATGACTGATCTCGGAATTTCAGAAACATATCTCAACGATATGGCTAAAACCTCTCCTAAAGCTCTTTTGAAGATGCTTGGTGTTGATGAAGCTCCTAAAGTCACAGATCCCTTCAGGGCTCCTCCACGGAACGCTATGAATCAAAGTCAGTACAAACCTCCTCAAGAGGAACGTACTTGGTCTTGGTATCAGAAACTCAAAGAAGAGAATCCCAAGAAGTGGGCTTCGCGAGAAACAAATGTTCAAATGCACAATGATGCCATCCGTCTAGGAGAGCGATTTAATGATGGCGACTTCGATAGATACGAAAGAGATTTTCGTATCACTTATTAAGGAGACTTAGATTATGGCTGGTTTTATGGACCAGAATACTCAGTTTCTTTTGAGGACTCAGCTGTGGTCACGCCACATTAAAGAGCTGCTCCTCGATGAACTGAATGCCATGAAATGGGTCCGACTGATTCAAGATTTTCCAGATGGCGTGTTGATTAACATCCCGTCCATCGGCGAAGCTGAAACTGCTGACTTCACAGAAGGTCAGGCAATTAAGTACAATGCAATGGCAACTGGTAACTTCACGTTCCAGTTTGACAACTACAAGTACTCAGCCAATGCTATCAGTGAGAAGTTCAAGAGGGACAGTTTCTATGCAGCCGATGTTATCGCTGCGTTCGTTCCTCGTCAACATCGCGCTCTTATGGAAGCTGTTGAAACAAATATCCTGTCAAAGGGTAATGCGGCTCAAACATCAGGCAATCCAAATATTATCAATCTTGCCGATCATCGGTGGGTTGGTACCGGCGCAGGAAGCGCGATCTCTTATCCTGACTTCGCACGAGCACATTATGCACTCACAAAGGCTAATGTTCCTCTGGTGAATCTGGTTGCGATCGTTGATCCTTCCGTTGCCTATACAATACAAACACAGGCTAATCTTGTTAATCTGTTGTCACCAATGCCCATGTGGGAAAACGTCATTAAGGATGGCGCTGTTACGGGATTCAAGTTCAGGTTCAACCTGTTTGGGTTCGACATTTACGTGTCCAACTATCTTCCGTCAGTCGGTTCTGAAACGATTACTTCAGGTGGTGTTGCAGGCGCAGTGACCACAGGTGTGGCTAA